TTGATGGATAGATTAGTTCCTTGGATATACTTGTATATCACAATGTGGTACAGACTAGAATTAGCTGTAGCATCTAACCAAGGGAAGATAGCGTTAATTGATTTATCTCTTATCCCTGACGGCTGGGATGTAGAGAAGTGGATGTACTATGCACAATCGATGAAGTTCGGTTTCGTAGATTCATTCAACGAAGGAAAGAAAGGTCAGTCTTCAGGGAAACTTGCAGGGAATATCTCTACCCAGAATAAGGTATTAGATATGGAAACTGGTAACTATATACAACAACACGTACAGCTTCTACAATTTGTAGAGGAAAATTTACAGAGTCTTTCAGGAGTTACTAGGCAGAGATTAGGATCTATATCCTCTTCAGAGTTAGTAGGTACCACGGAAAGAGCTGTTGAACAATCTTCTCATATTACGGAGAAATGGTATGACATTCATAACCATACTAAAACCAGAGTACTATCTACATTAGTAGACGTTGCAAAAGACGTGTACTCAGGAAAAACTAAAAGATTCCAATACGTAGCAGATGATCTAGCGACTATGTCTTTCAAATTAATGGGAGACGAGTTTGGTTACTCTGAGTACGGTATTTATGTGTCTAATTCTAGCCAAGATTTACAAGCATTACAAGCTCTTAAATCTTTAACGCAGGCGGCTCTGCAGAACGATAAAATGACTTTATCAGATGTTATCGACGTTTACAACTCTAATTCATTGGCTGATGTCCGCATTAAGATTAAAGAGTCTGAAGCAGAAAGACAGCAAAGAGATGCGCAAATGCAAGAACAGCAAATGCAAATGCAGCAGCAAGCAGAACAAGCTAAAGCTCAATCAGAGCAAGCCAAGTTGCAAATTGAACAAGCCAAGCTGCAGTTAGAGCAGATGAAGGAAGACCGAGAGGATGCACGGAACACTGAGAACAACACCACTAAGGTAGAGATAGCAAGAATGAATGCTATGACTAAGTTAGCAGGAGATGCAGTGGACACCGACACCAATGATAACGGTATCAGAGATGGCATCGATATGGCTAAGCTTAGCATCGAGGAGCGTAAGCTGACAGAGACTATACGTAAGAATAAAGCAGACGAAGAGATCAAAAAGACTGCTGCACGAAAAAAGCCAAGTAGCTAAAACTATAACCTATTAAATTAGGTTTTAGCTATAAAATACTGACATTATTCCTACAACCCTTGCGAAAAGGGTTGTTTATGTGGAAATGTATATATATTTTTGTTAACCATTAAAAGAAACTAGTATGGCATTTGACGATGATGACATTTTGGGAGGGCTTGATTTAAGTGTACTGGAAGGTATCGCTACAGCCCCTGAAGGAGCCGACGCTAAGAAAGAAGACGGAACGGACGCACCCGTAGAAGTAGAACCAGGAATATTTCAACCAGGTTTAGCAATTAAAGAAGTGGACGAACTTCCTATGGAGGATCCTGTTGAGGAGCCTGCTGCCAAGAAAGGTAAAAAGGAAGAACCTAAGGAAGATGAGGAAGAGGAAGATAAAGAAGACTCTGAGAAAGAAGACTTAGAAGGTGGTATAGATGCTGCGTCCGAAGAGGGAAAAGAAGACGAAGAGGAAGTAAATGCCTTTAAGATGTTTGCAGAGATGCAAAGAGAGAATGGTATTATAGACTTTGAAGACGGCGAGTTTGAAGATTCAGACGAGTGGTTGATGAGTAAAGTAAAAGGTTCTGTAAGTAAAGGAGTAGAAGATTATAAAGATACAATGCCTCTAGAGGTTAAGTACCTACTTGATAACTACGAAGAAGGAGTTCCGTTAAAGGAGCTTTTAAACATGCAGCACCAGGAGCAGATGTTCGATTCAATCACGAAGGAGCAGATGGAGAGTAATGAAAACCTTCAGAAAAACTTAGTGAGAGAATTCCTTACACGTTCAGGATGGAGTGATGATAAAGTCCAAAAGAAGATACAAAGGTATGAAGATACTGGAGTATTACTAGAAGAAGCTGACGACGCTTTAAGCTCACTAGTTCAAGGTCAGAAAGCTCAAAAGGAGCAGTTTGTAAATGAACAGAAGAAAGTTCAGCAAGATAGAGTGCAGGCCCACGAGAAGTGGCTAGTAGATCTTAAGGATCATATCGGTGAGAAAGAGGAGATAATCCCTGGATTCACTATGTCTCCTAAAGAGAAAGAAGCTGTATACAAAGGGATAACGAAGTTAGACCGTGACGGTAAAAATGAAATAATGCGAGCAAGGGAAGTTGATCCCGAGTTTGATTTAAAAATAGCATATTTAGCTACAGTCCTTAAGTGGGATTTTTCAGCTTTCGAGCGCCAGTCTACGACTAAGGCAACTAAGAAGTTATCAGATTCAATTAAGAACACCAAGAAAGCAGGATCCAGACCAAGTAGAGGTTCTTCAAAAAATGTCGATTTTGGCACAATGAGAAAATCTATTACCTAGGGATTGCTTAATATTTATATAAACAATCGATTAATTAAATTAATTTACAATGGCAACAAACGCAATTAGTAATTTACAATTGTACGCTCCGAAGAGTTGGTCTGGTTTAACAACTGAAAACCACTTAGGAAGTGTATTCGCTCAAGAACCTACATTGGTATCCAATATCATTAGTAGAGTGTTCGGGCTAAACCAGTACGCTGGTATGGACTACTTCCTTTCAATAGGTGGTGGTGAACAAGAACTTCCAGATGATAACGACTTCGAGTGGTTATTGAAAGGTGATGACGAAAAAGCTTTACCTATTATGACCTCTATCACTGATGCAGGTAAAAAAGGTGAAAGTGGTACAGTTATTCTTTTAGAGTTAGGTGAAAAGTATTTCGCTAAAACTGATAAGCTTATCTTAGATGATGGTGAAACAGCTTTACGTGTTATGCAAGAACCTTACATGCAAGGAACTAACTGGATTTACCCTTGTCAAGCTATGGTATTTTCTACTGTCGCTGTTGCAGCATCTTTATTAGCTGCTGGTGCGAAGGTAAGTAAAGAATACTCTCCACAGGAAAGAACATTGAACAGAACTTATGGTGAAACAAGCTATACTTCTCCGTTCAAAATGAGAAACTCTCTATCTTTCATGTCTAAGACTTATACAGTGCCTGGTAACATGCACCAACGTCCGTTAGTTATTGAAATGCTAGATCCTAAGTCTAACAAGACTTCTAAGATTTGGACTCAATATGCTGAATGGGAATTCATTTGTCAATGGGCTAAGGAGAAAGAACGTATGTTATGGTTCTCTAAATCTAACAAACAAGCGAATGGTACTTACAACATGATGGGTGAGTCTGGTACTCCAATCATCGAGGGTGCAGGTATCCGTGAGCAAATTTCACCTTCTTACAAATTCAATTATAACGAGTTTACAATTGACTTCTTAGAAGATGTATTATTGAATTTATCTATCAACATCCTTCCAGAAGACCAACGTCACTTCGTTGCCTTTACAGGAGAGCGTGGTATGGTACAATTCCACAGAGCATTAGAAAATCATGCAGCTCGTTTCCAACCATTGGATTCTAAGCGTGTAGGAGGTTCTGGTCAAAACTTATCATTCCAAGGTCAATATAAAGAGTACATGGGACCACAAGGTATCCGATTTACTTTAGTACATTTGCCATTATATGATAATGAAGTTCGTAACCGTATTCCGCACCCAAAAGGTGGTTATACTGAATCTTACCGTTACACTATCCTTAACATGGGTACGTCAGGTGGAGAGAAGAACATCAAAAGAGTATATCCTAAGGGCCGTAAGGAACTTATGTGGCACGTAGCTGGATCTACATCACCACTAGGACCTAACACGTCGTTCTCAAAAGGATCAGCGTCTTCGGTAGATGGTTACCAATTGTTCGCACAAGCGCAACAAGGTGTACTTATCGCAAACCCTATGTCGTGTTGTGAATTAATCTACAACTCTACAATTTAAAAATAAAGAACTAATTTGAAAACACAAAAGATGGCGAAAGCAAAGAATGCTTCAGCGGTAGAGGGTAACACCTCTACCACTATAGCGATGGAGGGAGATGGTGTTTCTAATGCAGTTTTAGATAAAGTAACGTTAAAACCAATCAAGAAGCACGGATGGCTTCCCGACGATCACGACGGGAGTATTCGTTACTCTAGATGTTTTGAGAGATTGACAGTTCAATCTCAGCGTGGAACTGGAATTCTGAATACTGGGCTTACAGAGGCAGACGAACGTCGCCTTGAAAAGAAGATGAATATGTCTTCAGGAACACTTTCTAGATACAATGGTGACTATTGGAATAAATTTTTCATAGACGTACCTAAAGACGGAAAGCAACTTGTAATGGACAACCCAGATGATGAGTTAGTCTACTTAGTGCTTAAAGCGCATCAGCGCGTTGCGAACTCGGAATTAGAGCGATTCGACTCTCCATTCGCGGAATACATAATGACTTCGGTCGAGCAAGAAGCCAAGGTAGAAAATAAGAAGTCTAAACTTAAACGTAAGGCTTACAAACGATTTAGTAACATGTCCACAACAGAGATGGGTAATGTTCTTAAGGTAATGGGGAAACGTGCGGGAGATTCTGCATCTGTAGATTTCATCGAAGCACAGCTAGATAGAATCGTAACCGAGAATCCTAAAGACTTCCTAGACACTATTGAGGATCCCACATTCGAAATGAGAGCATTCATTGATGACTGCTTAACAGAAAGAATATTGGTTAAAAGTGGTACTAAGTTCACCTTACCAGGTGGAGACGTTGTAGGGTTTACTAGAGAGCAGACTGTAGAGTACTTACAAAATCCTGACAATCAGGAAGTGTATATTGACTTAAAAGGTAAACTTTCTATAAGCAAATAATATGACTATAGGTGCAATGCATACAGAGTTTAAATTACTGATGGATAAGGCAGACGCGGGAGGTTCCCCGTCTTTCCTTTCCCCAGAAATTGATAGATTTTTAAACGCAGCTATAGAGCGATTTATAACTAAGCGGGCATTTGGAAACAATCCTAGAAGGACTTCTTTTGAGGAGGATCAGAAAAGACGGGATGACCTTAGAAACATTATAAAAGATCACAATAGTAGTAATTTTAAGCAGGACCCTTCCTCAAAACCTAACGGGCGGTTTGTAAGCCTACCTAAGGATTATAGACATTCTATTAACGAGGAGTGTACATTAAAAGGGGGGGCTAGAGTATCTGTTAAACCTATTACGTACGACAGATACAATAAAATAATAAACGACCCTTTTAATACTCCAGATGGTTCTGAAGTATATAGGTTAGATTATAGTAAGGATTCGGTTGAATTAATTTCAGCTATAGAGCCAACTAAATATTATTTAAGGTACTTAAGTACTCCTAGGGATGTGAGTATGCAGGACAGTATAAGTTGTATATTAGCTGAACATACGCACAGAGAAATTGTAAGGATGGCTGTTACCGAGGCCCTTGAGAACATAGAGGACCCAAGATACCAGTCAAGTAAAATTGAACTTAACGAATTAGAATAAAATAAAATGGCAAAACTAATCAAAGTAACGAAGGCCAACGTAGGTCCTCGGAACAATGTAGGTGGAGCGTTGAATAACGCTTTAGTTACAGTGCAAGACCACAATAAAGTGGTTGATGCTGTGAATTTACTGTACGACAATGATGCCGCAGGAGCAATGATCTTATCAGAGGTTGTTACCGCTGCAAGTACTTCCGCTACTCACGCAAACTTCGCAAACCTAAAGGTTGGTGATATTGTGATCGGAGAGACTTCATCTGCGACAGGACTTATAACTGTAGTAGCAACAGCTGCTACTTGCCCTATAACTCCCGTAAGCGCAAAGTTGTATGTTGTACTTAGAGCAGTATAATTAGATTAATTAATTTTTAAATAGAAAAAAAATGTATAAAGCAGATAATTCAATGCATGTATTTGTGTCTAACATAACGTCAGACATAAGTGAAAATTTAGCAGCGAGTTCGGATAACCAAATTGTTATCCTAGATAAGAATGGAGCAGCTATTAACGCAGGTACCGCTGCAATCCCTTCAGGGACGCTTATTCAAGTGGCTCAAAAGGATGCGGCAGGTAATGTTCGTATGTCGCCTTTAGTAGAATTTAAAGGTGCTACAGGTCTATCTTATGGAGGTAGAACTCAACAAACAACTACTTTAAATCTTTGTGACGATACTGCAAATACTCGTTACACTTTAAGACTGAATTTCAAACACAATGTAGAGTTATTCTCTCAGCAGTCTGATCTTCATTTCTTCGAGTATACTACTGGAGATTCACCTGTTGCAGGTGAGGTTATGGCTAGTTTTGCAGCTCAGATAAACCTTGCAGGCGGGACGAAAGATAAAGTTTCTGCTACACATGTATCAGGTGCAGATGGAATCGCTATATTAGGGTTAGCTCAAACATGGTCTTTAGGTCTTCACGCAGACACTATGGTATTGTTTGAGACAACAATTACTGGATTTGTAGCGGCAGCAACAAATGTTATTACTGGTGCAGTAAGAGGTAACGGTTCAGGAGAGCAGGTTGCAGAGTTAGAATGGTTTGGTGTAGGTTCCGCAGGAGCTCCTTACCGTAATAACGCTATGCCAAGTAACAATGAGTTGATTTCTTTACAAGCAATAAGCAGTAATAACTATGATGTAGCATCTTTAGATTGTGTCATCCCAGGACCTTCTCACGCAGTTGCGGGATCAGGTGTAGGTAGATGTCAGATTATAATTGCAATGGCAACTGGCGCTGCAGGTATAGAGCTTGATGAAGTCTTAGGATTTACTGATGATACACTTGATATTTTCTCATAGTAACTAACTTACTTATATAACCAAAGGGCAGGCGTATTGTCTGCCCTTTTTTAATACCCAAAAAATGGCTTTAGATTTAAAATTAAACATATATACTACAGATGATTGTAGAACTCTTGTCATAGAAGATTCGACAGGAAATTATTCTGAAGACAATTTAGGGGGTTGGGGAGAGCTTAATGTTTTTCCTGATGTAAATAATATTTCAATACTGCTCCAAATTAAGGTGTACGCTCAGCGGGAGGAGGGTATAGTACCTATTGAAGGAACTATCTCTCTGGACACATATCAATCATTTGCTGACCTCCCTTATAATTCTAGTTATAGGGGTTTTAAGTTAGCACTCCCTATAGAGGAGTTAAAGGCTGTTATGGTGAACCCAGAGGGTAACACCCTGTTACCTGATTTTGAGAACGTAGAGGACGGTATATACCAAATAACTGCTATAGTTAGTAGTTTTCTTCAGTATAGTGCTACGCATGCGGAAAAGCAGTTTGTATTTAAAAACATTTGCAGTGTCTCTAAGCTTGTGTCAAGCGCATTAACATCTGTTAATTTAACGTGTAAAGACTGTGATGACTCTGATTTAGAGAAAGCTCTATTAGCTAAAAGTTTACTAGAAAGTTTAGAGAACGTATGATATTTTTAAATGGACATATATCAGGATTTGTAGATGAGTTAGTATCTTCTCTTAACGATGTTGATAAAGCAGCCGCACTCGTAAATTACGAGGAGCAGGCGTCTTTAGGGTCTAACGACCTTGATTCTATAATAGGGATTCCTATCGTGTTTGTATACCTTTATGACAATACAACCCCTGAAGGGCTTGCAGGTATAAAAAATGCGGACATAGGACTAGTAAGCGAGCTTCTTAAAGACAGGTTTAATGAAGCTGCAGAGTCTTTAAATGTAAAATTCTACCTAGCGAGTAAACGAGAAGCAGGCACGAATCTAGCAATACCTGGATCCCTATCTATTGATATAGCGGGGGACACAACAGAGACAGAGTCTTATGGACTGCAGGGAGGTACTTATGGGTTTTACACTACAGTTAATACTTTCGATGACGGACTAGCTATGGGGGATGTAGACACAGGAGGTAACTATATTCGCGGCCTGAGAACCTCAACTATTGACTCTTTTTTCAATAATAACTTCTTCAATGGGTCTCAGGCTTTACCAATAATACTGACCAATAGACTGAATGGTACCTCATTAGAGAGCACCGAAGGTAAATGGGGGTTTATGAGTGGCTGCCACCCTGCAGTAGGAGAGCTTCAGCCTTACTATGGGATTTTACCTTACCACGCGTTAGGGCAGGATGTTTTAGATATGTTAGATATAGAGGTGCACACCCAAGCAGCAAGCACTACTACTCGTGACTCAGGTCAGGTAATAGCGATGGATCCAGGTGTAGAGGATTTGATTTTAGAAGACTCCATACCCCTTATAAAACACTTTATAGGGTCTATGTTTGGTTTACTGCCTACGGGCATGTCCAGTATGGACTCTATGCAGTTAGGTGTTTCATCCGACTGTAACTCTAGTGGGTGCATTATCACGGGAGGTTCAGGGGACTGTATCTCAGACACCCTCCCCTCAAGTAACTCCTTATACTTCTCTACATTTATAAGTGATATTTATACGGGAAACTGCGAAGAGGAAGCTACCGAGTCAGGGCACTACGAAAGTAAAGTTAATGCCATGAATTTTTTTAACACGGATTTAGGGATAATACCTACATATACCGCAGAACAAATACTCAAGATTAGAGGCGGATTTGCTACCTCAGGTACAGTTTTACACTCACTGCAGAGCACCTTTGCGGATTTTGTAGATATAGCCGCACAGGAGGAGGACTACTGTGATAACTTTGAGAATTCGACGGCAGTTATAGCTTTTAGGAGGGTTTCTAAAAGCGTAGATTTAAAGGAGGAGGCGGAAAGCTTTAACTCCGTTATAGGTAAGATAAAAACATTGTGTAACTATATAGTTTATAAGTAATGGGTAAGTTTAAAAACAACACAAAAGTAGATGCACATCCAAACGAGTTTTGCGCACATGATATTATAAAGGAAGATCAAGAACCAGTACTATCCCCTGAGGATAGGGAGGCGCTGAGGGTGGAGGAAGCTATTGTTCGTACACGACTAAAGAAGTACAATGACAAAGTAAGGTCAAATACACGAGCATTCACCCCCCTAACAGAACCTTATCAGGATTATGCGGATTCGGAGCTTATTTATATACCTTTAGTATTTCATCAGTTTTCTAATAATGACCCTGAATGGTGGTATAGCACCTCTAATCTTCCAGCAGGACATACTGACTCTACCTACCCAGAGGAATTTTACATAGAGGTAGTTGATTATTTAAATGCCTACTTGGATGGTACAAACCTCCCTGAGATAGGTAATTTAGGTGCGCATAAGTTTCATCCTGATCACGGGGTTGTAAGCAAGCTTAGGTTTAAAATAGCTACCCACCTTCCTAGTACTTACGTATCTAACTTTCTGTCCACTACGCCTAACCACAGTTTTGTGGAAATGGGAGCACTGAACGGGGAGACTAGTTTTTACCATACTAACCCTGCGATAGAGGCTGCCGTAGCAAGCGCAGATGCCGCCGTAGCTGTAGCTCTAATAGCTAAAGACGCTATCTATAATGCCCAGATAGAAGCGGGAAAGACTGAAGGTGAAGCCTTAACAGTACTTTTCCAGTCTGACGCCTACAAGGCGTACTCAGACGCAATTTACATACAATCTCTTGGAGGACTGATGGAGTGCGGACCTAACGGAGCTATACTTACTTATAATATAGACGATCTTGATTCATGCAAGATGGCGCTTATGCACGCACTTGAAGTAGAGGATTCGAGTTTATACCCCACTGCGTGTTCTGACGCGGCCTGCCTAGACAATCTGTCAGATGGTGGGGCCTGCAAGTCTGAGCCTACCACTCCTTTTGGGATGGTGTCGGGAGCTAGGAAGGACTACTACGGTTCCCTGTATAAGCATGCAGAGGAAGTGGGCGGTATGGGGAATAGGATTCCTGTTATGAATGTATGGACCACTATTGGACAACTTCAGCAATCAACTCTCTGGAGCGGTTTAGGGTTTCAGCCAGGCGGTACACATAACGGTAATGTGTATATGGATCAAAGCACTAGGTTTGAGGGCAGCTCTTCTTTTTACGCTGAAATACTACTTCACGAGTTAGGGCATGCCTTAGGGTTACCTCACACCTTTCAGGGAGGGGCTGTACGCTCCTTAAAAAACAAGGTTGTCCCAGCATTCAAATTCCCCCTAGTTGACCACACTTATATTGAAGACGCAGGAGCTTCTTATTTATCGGCTGTAACCTTTGGGTACTCCCATTCAGGTTGCGATGAAAATGTTAGAATTATATCGGAAGTAATAAGTGACATAACTATTGGGGATTTATTCCACACTATGGGTGCCTATACCCCTGCGGGGAACGGGTACTCTTCGGGGGAGGAGGAGGATGATTCTTTCGCAATCCCTATCTCTAAATTAATAGGATTTGAAGGGGAGGGAATGTCTCTACTAGGATCTTTAGATTGTATTTTAAATGGCACTCCTCTCCTAGTTACTTTTTCGGGTGCATACTACATGAATATATCAATGAGCACTCTTGAGGAGATGCGGGCACTACCTCACGACTTTGTTGTAGCCCCCGCAGGAAGTGAGATAAGTTTTATGCCATTCCATTATGGTTTGAGGAAATACATGCGAATAAACTGGGAAGAAGGAGACTGGGCTACAGGGGATCATATGACTATACCTATAAACGTAACTCCTCAAGGTTCTTTTGTAATAAATATTATGTATAATAAGGTGTACGATGATAATATGCCTTACAACCTTGAGTTTAGAGTTACCTTGGACGGCGAAGAAGTTATTGTAGGTACAACGGAGGGTGTAGGGGGAGGCCCATGGGAGGACGCTATAAGTTACTCTCTCGATGTAGCTAATGCATTACCTGAAGTATCACTGTCGGGTATAACTGATGTGAGTGTATATTCCTCTACTGCCATTGGTGTGCAGGATTTTTCTGTAGTAGGGGGGTCTTTAAATTCTATTGATGTAGTTATAGAAGAAGATCATGCGGATTTATCTGTGGATGAAGCAACTTTTGTAAATTTATTTTACAGCGAGATTCTTAACAGTATTGATATAAACAGTAAGGCAGCTTTCCAAAGATCTTTTGCTGATGGGGTTATACTTAAAAATACAGCCTCAACCGCGGGTAATGGAAATTCATTTTCTGATGCAGAGCAAAGCCGTAGAATCTCTTTATGGGAGCAGACTTTAAACCTACCTAGTTTCTGGGGAGGGAGTGTTGACGAAACACAAGTTAACTCTCAAGGGAACGCTTCCCTAGTATTTAATAAAACCATAACAGAGGAGGCTTACTCGGATCTTGAGAGTTTGGAGATAACAAATGACCTAAACACTCCTGAAACTAACTTCCAGTTCACCTCAGTTACAGGTGTCCCCGCTATACTAGTCTACAGCTCCTCCGTTGAATACCAGAATCAATCCTACTGGGATAAGATTCATATACCTGTAAGTACTTCGGTATCGCCTTTAGGGGATGTATATTTAGTTATAGGCTTCTCTCACTTTGAGCGGCCTATAGCTGTAACACAGGTCTTTACTTACGGAGGAGACACTAGGCAATCCTACGGGGTTAGCGATCTAAATGATGACCTAGAGTTGATTATACCTATTGGAGATGTTTCCAGTATCGTAATCTCCCCTAATATAACCCCAAACCCAATAGAGGAATACTCTATTATAACATCTATAAAGACTACAGTAACTGGGAGTCTTATCAAAACAAAGACCCACGTTCCTTTTTGTCACCCAAATGGAGACGGATCTACTTCTGATGTGTTTGATGAGTTTTGGCATATTAACTTTAATTGGTTAGATGAGAATTACCCCGTTTACCCAGACAACTGGCCTACAGATAAAGCTTATAATCAATTTTTAGACGACGGAGTAACTCCTCTATGTCCTTGCCTGTATGCAACACAGTCTTATACTCTTTACAACAGCTTCAGAACTAATATCCCTATAGAAGGGTCTTCGTTTTTAAAAACAATAGCGAATATGTATGAGTTTACGGGGTATTTTTATGCAGGATTCTGGAGGTCTATATTTGATACGGAGAGTATGTACGAACAGTCCCATATGGACTTCTCTAATACCAGGGATGTACTAGCTAATGGGCATGCACCTTTATTTGGGTATTATGGGTTTTCTCCTTATCAAGGGATGCCAGCATCCTTCAAATTAAACTTTGATGCGGATTCTGAGGATTTCTATATATACGATGATTTACTCTCCGATACTCCTAGAGTAATTACAAGTGGGAAGACCTCGTATTCAGAGCTACTAACTAGAGTTATGTTGGGGAGCTCAGCTCCTGAAGACGATAACTATAATCCGTTTAAAGTAGATGTAGCGGACGACATAACAGATCCGTACCTATTTAGTATGGACTACCTAAATGAGGACAATCCTTTCCATGGAACACAGACTTCTGTGGGGGTTGTTGATGTAAGGTTCATGCACCATGCCATGAACTATAACAGGTACGTGCAACCTATCGTAGATGGGGAATTCACTTTCAGCCAGGAGGTAATGTCCGCTAAAAGGATTTTATACAGCCCTGAAGGGATATTTAGGGTGGAGGCTATCTACGATGGAGGTAGAGGTAAGTGGGGGTTTATAGATAGATTCTCAAAATTAACAGACTTTAAAAACTCCTCTTCAACCTCTCCTGATATTCAGACCGCTCTGCAGGAGATAACCGATCGTGTAGTTGCTTTCGAACCTGACGCTCTCTTTGGGTGTACGGATGTAGACGCAATTAACTACAATTCTACTGTTACGTATAATGATGGCAGCTGCATGTTCCCAGGAGATGATTGTCTTCAGGATACACTAGTTATAGAGATATGCCTGGACCAAAACCTACTTACATGCAACACAATAGTGGATGAGAATATAATAAACTCTTTCTTACCTGGCGAAGAATTCAGCGAACTTCACTACACACTCGAACATCCTTACGTTGAGAATTGCGTAGGAGGGGGTATTCAGTACCATATAAACAATGCTGAAAAATGTGTTTATGGAGAGTGGGGTGTAGAAGGGTGTCTCCTGGTAGGAGACACTACCCTGGAAGATATACCTGCGGAGGCTCTAAGCCTAGACTGCCCTGGAGGAGCGCGATACACTATAACTTCTAATACCTATACTTCGGGAGGTATGTACTTTGACGGTACGGGAGCTAGTTATACGGGTAACTACTCCTTCCGAAGCGACAATCTCGCATACTCAGGAAGTGCTCATACCTCTGGTGTAAGGTTGTATACAGAGAAACAGCTATCTGTACCTAAGACGTCTTCAGATTCTTTACTTGCTTTAGCAAAAAAGTTTGAAAAAATACGAAAAAATATTGAAAATATTTGTAAATTTGTAAAATTATAATATAACTATGACAGCTAATCATACATCTATCTATAAGAAGTACCTACAGGCTAGACACGCCTTCACGGAGTACACCTTGCAGTTTATTAAAAATATAAGTGGGGGATCTAAATCTAAAGAAAGAACAGTTCTATATAATACGATAGCTTCTTGGATAGATTTCGTAGGTAACGCAGTCCCCAACCCTACAAGTAATCAGGGTAAGGCGCCTAATAAAAGTGAGTTTATAATTGCCCCCCTAAGTGTTGAGGGGCTTTCTATAATCCATCCCCCTGTAAATGTATTTTTAAAGGACGCTAAAGGGGTTAAAACTCTTATAGGACGATTCACCCCTGGGGTTTCTTCGGGTACCGTAGGCTCTCTTGCAGCAATGTTTACTAACCACCCAGATTTAACAGCTTCCTTTAATTCGGATACATTCTATATAACTGTTAACTTCTCAGTAGGGGCTAAGTATAACGGAGGGCAGATAGTGGTGTCTAGCACCGCAGCCACCATTCCTCATACCATTATGATAGCAGGAGGGGCAGACCCTGTGCTACCTACTCTAAACCTAACTGACTCAGAAGTAGCTAAAGTTGACAGAGTTCTTGACAAAATAGCAATCAACTTGGGTATAGAGTACTCGGATAAAAAATACCTTGAACTAGTTTCAGGCCCCTTCGAAAGAGAGGTAAAAACATCTTTAAAGATTGCAAATAACTTATCATTAACTGCTGAAGATGGTAGCCCATTAGACGTATAATATATATAAAATGAAAATATCTAATTTACCTAAAACATCTAAACCTAAAGGTTCAGATTTAATAACTATTGTTCAAGGGGCGACCACAAAAGTTATCAGCTTTAAAGATTTCATGGAGACAGTAAATATGACTGCATCTAAAATATCCTCCGAAGTAAAAACTCTCAGGGCAGATCTATTTAAAAGAGCTATTGATAAAAACAACCCTGTATTCGTTAACTCTGTAAGAGTTCCTACCCCTAAAAACGCCAAGGATGCTGCTACAAAAGCATATGTAGATAAAAGCGCAATGCATAGGGTGAAGGTAGATGGGAGCACCTCTATCGCAGCCCCTCTTACTTACGGTAAGAAGTTTAAGTTCGGACCTAGGGATTTGGTTTCTAAGGATTATGCAGACTCTTTATTAGATAGTACATTAAAAACTGTAAAATATTTAAACGCAAGTGCATATCCTAAAGCTTCTGTAGGGGATGTTTTTATCTCAAATCAGGAATATAAAAAATTCGCAGGTAATGGCCCCACTTTACAGAAAGGGGACATACTTATATGCCTAGAAGATAGTCCTGGAGGAACACATAGTTCTTCTATATCTCAGTTTGCAATAGTAAACACTAATGTTGAAGAGGCTACTGAGAATGTAATAGGAATGGTTAAATTTTCTACAGACGAAGAGGTATTAAACTTCTCTTCAGATATGTCAGCATTAACCCCTAAGAAGTATAAAGACTCGCTACTAGCTAGTAGTAGTTATAACAGAAAACTTATAACTACAACTACATATGCAGCTACAGAGATAGATAAAGGTATCCTAGCTGTAGATAACCGCAGAGGGGCTTCTGTTATTACGCTCCCTGCTGTTGCAGGATTAAAAGAGCCTGGCTTATTTAAACTAACTATTAAGGATGAGTTTGGTCAAGCAGACGTTAGAGCTGTAACAATTAAATCTACGGGGTCATCTATAGATGGTAAATCTTCTATAGTGTTAGCTAATAAATACCAAGCTGTAACTGTATACAATGATGGTAAAGATTACTATATAGAAAACAATACTCATACTGACGGAGAGATGTCAGATAACGTACTACGCTCAGGAGTAGTGTACCCCTCGATAAACAACGTTAAGGAGTCTTTATACTCTACAGAGATAGATTTAGCTCAATTCGATGTAGGGCAGGGATTTAAAATAACTGCTTCAGGATTCTTTGCAGCCAACACTAATACAAAATCAGTTACAATTGATGTAGGAGGAATTTCTACGGTAGCAAACACTACTACAACTGCCCCAAACGCTAAGAGTTTTGTGGCAACTGTAACTATATTAAAAGAGGCTAGGTATGCTGTAGCGTACGGATCTATGCTTATAGATGCTGTAGCGGCCGACACATACCTAACTAATGGCCTTAACGTGGATTGGGGTACGTCAGTAGATGTAGCCATAACAGGTAATGCAGCGACAACTAATACGGATATTCAGATATATTCATTTACAGTAGAACCTTTAAAATAGAAAATAGTGGTTAATATTATAAGTACTTCAGGAGTATTCGCTCCATTACTAGATGCTGTAAACACAGTTAAAGCAGGGACAGATAACGTTTTAGTTATTAAATACTCCTACGATGAAGCATCTTTAAGCTCTCCCGCTTCAAGGCTATTACTTTCAGAGCATTTTAAAATAGATATTGAGAACACGCTGTTTCAGTGGGAGGATTTTATATCTAATCTGTACAGCAATAAGGTACACTTTAAAGGTAACCTAACTGTTCAGTTTAAACACACTGCCCTAGGGGATGAAGACTTATTATTTAGACTATCTCACATAGATTCTAATGTCCAGATAACACAGAAAGGTATAACTTTCAATAACTCTGCTGAGTGGGGTACAACTATAATTACTAATAAACTTGAGATAATGTCCTACGCTATATATGCGGTAGGATCTTTTTTAGGTTTAGGCGACACTACAACTAACTCCCCTATGAATAGGTTTAGACTTGCTCAAGGGTTTAAATCTTCTGTGGGGGTATCTTCGGATGAAAATGGAGTTATAACCACCTCTGCCTTAGCTAGATACAAATCGCTAGCCGCTCACTTTAAGAGAGTGTTTGGAGGGATAAATAATACAGTAGCTAAGGTGTATGGATGTACGGACTCAAGTGCCTCTAACTTTAACTCTTCAGCAAACACTGAAGATGGATCTTGCGTGGAAACTCAAGAAGAAGTTACTACACACCCTGCATCTAGGATGTACATCCCCAACAGAGATTATGCTGGAGGCGTGTCCTCCCATAAGGTTATTTGGTTAGGAGGCCCTGGAACTACTCTTCATTACTTGGGTGATAATGGTATTGAGGAGCTTGATAATTATTATGCTGCACCCACACCTTATTCAGAGGAACTCGCAGGCAGCGTCTCAGGGGTGCTATCATTAGATGGGGGGGCTTTGATTAATATACTAAATTATCAAGAGCCTGCTAACTGCCGTACAGAGATATGGAATAGGAATGGAGGGATACTAAAAGCGGCTGGCACAGCTTATACAAGCTATGTAGATACTACTGATTTTACAATACTTTCCAAGGTTGAGGGTGTTTTAGCCCTTACTTGCTGGCACGCAATAAACAAACTTTATAAGTATTATATAGGTCTTGAGAGTACTGCAGACGATTTTTCAGGGTTTGACTGTGTCAATCCTGATTTCCCTTTTGGGGAGGACCTCGGAGGGGCACAGGGAGTTAACGTGCACTCTGCGTTAGATATTATTGCAACCACAGGCAACGACCAATCCCCTACGAGAGCGCATATTAATCAGTTTTTTAATTTTGACTCCCCCACTCTCGCGTCTGATGCGGAACCTATAAATCATTCATGGGCCCTTACAAGTGAGGAAGGTCTGGTGAACGGTACTTTTAGAACCACTAGAAGAGCGGCGATTGTTAGTTCTGCCCCATTCTCGCCTACTATTGATACAGCTCAATTCGACTTCTTCACTCGCTTTTACGCAGAGGTTAAGACTATCTCTATATCCCCCCTTCAAGATAGTTATCAGGTAATCAGAGAGGGAGGGCAAGGATTTGCCACCTCGAGTAACACTCTGCTAATAAATGACGCACCTGGCTATGAAGAGGTTGGGTTTGAGGATATAAGTAGATCGAGAGCTGCTTTTGCATACAATACAAACTCAACTGAGGATGGGTGGAGATATGCGATCCAACCTATGGTTGGGTACTCTTTTGTGGGAGATAACCCTACAAAATCTATGGGGTTATTGCAGTTAAGCTCTAAACAGTGGAGTAAAGCTAGCGGGCGCTTTGCGGGTACGGATTACTTTTCTGAAACGAATAGAATTATATTTCAAAATGAGGAGTACATCACTGAGGATGCAAGTGCTCCTATAGATACAAGTGGGGGTTCTCCTTTATTTGACATGAGAATACTTTCTTCGGAAAATGCGGTTCATACGTTTTCCCCACGACTGGGCTCAATGGGTGCCGCACCGATTACTAATGCACTTGACTTTGTTATTTCCAAAAGACTTAGGGAACTTACTGGGCAGGACTACGAATTAGCTGGCGTCCAATACATCACTTCGCTGGAGTTTCTTTCTTTCACAGCAAGTAATTCAAGTAACCCAGGAGTTGGTAAGAAGCTAGCTGTTATAGGGACTATGTATGGGATGCTCCTTACCTTTATAGATAACATTACAGGTAAAATGCTATCCCCTGCATTTACAGGAGGGCTAGAGTTGCAGATACCTGCAGGAGATGACTCCTTGTTGGGGTATTCCTCCTCTGAGTTTACAGAGGGAGGGTTTAGAATGAAGACCTTCGTAATATCCCCTATGGATAACTTTATTTACGCCATAGCAGAGGACCCTGACACAGGGGATTCACATATAATCGTATACGATATAACATCTTTAAGCTATGCTTATATATTAGATAACGCTAGAAGTACTCCAAACCCATTTGACGGAGAGTTAACTAGCGTTGTTGTTGGGGTAGATGGGTGTGTTTATTTTTACTCGGTAGGATCTTCTGATTACATAAAAGTGAATAACCCCGACTCTCAGGAAAGTGTAGATATACTGCTTGCTTTTCCGTCCTCTTTAATTCAAGAAGTTGGTGTAACTATACATCATACACCTAAGATAGAGGTTATAGATCTATTAAAAAACTCCCCTTCCCTGGATAAATACCTGGTGGGTCTTGATAGGTTTAACCTGGGTGACGCAATGGAGGAAACTCCTTTTGAAGCGGGAGAATGGAATGACCCTAACATATACCGACAATTAAATGTTCTACCTGCTGTAGATAAAGGGGCGGGAGCTACTTTTCAGACAGGAGACTATGAAAGGATAATCGCAACACGATTAGTGGGTGACGGTGTAGATCCAATAGCCCTTCGAATAGATATTAACAATCTAAACTCTTCGGGATCAACCCCTAACTGGGAAGCTTTAGAGGGTATAAGTACTGAGGGCTCTACCAGAATGCTCTCTTTAGGGAACAGTCTGCTAGGAGCAGTAACCGACGGGGGGGGTAGAATCACTGTACTCGATAGGACTGGAAACACTTTAGGGGTTATCCAAGATGCAACCAGCGAGACTAACGAATTAATAGGGGTTGAATCTTACGTAGGCGCGGACGGTTTTGGGTTTAGAGCTCTTATTGAGACGGACACCCAGATTGCCTCAACTACTATTTACTTCGTTCATGACGAAAATCAAACAGCCATTAAGCCTCTGGGATTATCTTTAGGGTTCGTGGCTAATGGCTCTGTTGGCGCTTTTAACGTTGCGGCAAATGAGGTTATAATGGATACGTGCATAGTAAACACAGGTCTTAGCAATACAGCCTCGATGTATATTGCAGTTAGTACAGGGGAGACTATCGATATAAATAAGGTGATATTTGACGGTAACACTACCACTCAGGTAGGGGCAGTAGCCTCTTATGTGCTCCCTGTACCCTCCACAGTATTTTCTACAGATGTTCAGCGAAACTTTGAGGACTGTATACTTAAATACTCCGCAGATTCGGAGGGAGAATACTTCCACATAACGTACTATAATATCACCCCTAAGGCTACAGGAGATGACCTTAACCCACTTTATAATGAGGGAGAGGTGATAGTTAAGATCTTTGTTCCTACAGGGGAGGCTGAATCCACCTCTAGTACGTACGCCATAGAGGATCTTGAGTTAGGGATTGACCATGGTGCCCCTATAAAGGTGATTTCTATGGAAACCCCTGTAGCAGGTAAAGCCATTGTTTTAGTTAAAGGGGGACCTGCCAGGGATGTTAAAGGGTTGTTTGCATGGAATTCATTAGGGTTTTTACCTATAGAAATAATGTCTACTTTCGTGGCTTTCCCTTCGGATTTTGATAGTACTGAGGACGTACCTCTATATGACGGATCCCTAGATTACCTTAATATTGTAAGTATGCTTAGAGTTCCTGATGGTAGCATATACCTAGGTACAAGTATGCCAGACAACTCACTGTCAAGAATTATAAACCCTGCATCAGATTCTCCTAGATACGCTATTAGAATGTCTGTTAATACTGATGTACCTGAAGGGTATGGACCAATAAAATTCCCACATAGAGGGGAATTTGGTGGCGCTATATCAGGCCCTACAGGCCCTGAGGACCCTGTAATCCCTATGTCTCCAGGATGTACAACTGCAGGGGCGTGTAACTACAACCCTAATGCTACGTGGGATGACGGATCGTGCGCATTCCCTGATCCAGATCTTACTGCGTCTTGCGGTAATGGCGGATGTAGTGGTGAGGATCCATATGTATTCCAAAATAACTGTGGTGACTGCTTTTCTAATTTTGCATCGGAAGATACAGGATGCTATGTCTGCCCTGAAGGCGTAGATTTAGGTGGAGGGGTAATGTCTAAAGGGTGTATCGGGTCTGAGACCCCTGACTGGTGTTATGAGGATCCAAGTGCTTGTACTATATACGGATGTATAGATACATACGTTCCTGAGTTTTCACAAGCGTTACTTTGTAACGGGGTTCTATCTAACCCAAGTGAATACCCACCGTTAGGGACTACATATTTCCCTGGAAATCATGATGGCTCGCTGTGTAACTATTCGACTAATGCATGTGAGTGTGATGGTATGAACTCATTGACACCTATAATTGCTGTAGCTCCTTTCATTAACTGTACAGACTGTGTAGAGTCTCCTACCGTCCCCAACACTCTGGACGGTACCTACTGTTCATGCGAACAGTGGGCGAGAGAGGGGACGATTCAGCAGACGCAGCAGGATATTAACAGTCTTTATGCCCAAGGTGTTTGTAACTGCGAGGGAACTATACTGCCTGAGGCTGGATGTAACTGTTCTGGAGGCGTGTTAGATAACATTAATTACTGTGACTGTGGGATACCTACGGATACCTACGGTATCTACTGTGACTGTGAGGGTAAAACTATATTAGGAGATGGCTACGAATGTTTAGATCCTGACGGAACAGTTTTGTGCGACGAATACCCTACCCTACACTTCTTAGATGCAGATGGGGATGGCTATTATGACGCCAACACTCAGTCATATAAATGTTCTACATACAATGTAGGTGCAGGAGTAACACCTTCAGACGGGCCTGTAGCTACGGGTGTAGCGGGGGCGGACCTATGGATAGAATCAACAGACGCACTAGCTTTAGGGCCAGACGACTGTGATGGGTTCTCGAATGATTGTAATTATTGTATTCCTTATACTGACCCTGCTAACGGTGATTTCAGTTTGGTTTCTGCACCCTATGAATTGGATGATTGTGGTGTCTGCTTTGATCCCACAGGAGCTCCCCCTGTTTATGCTTGTGATTGTGCTGAAATCCCAGAAGGTTACTGCGACTGTGATGTAGCAGACTTAGGTTGTCTTTGTGATAACGGAGTAGCTAATATTCCTTACGAGTTATCAGGAGGAGAAGGTGGTGTATGTCATTTATGTGACTCATCCGCTGACGGATCCCCTCAGCTTTGGGATTACTGTATGGATTGTGATGGGACTTCAAGTCTTAATAGCGTTACAGGATTCATAGAGTCAGGTGTTGCGGGATCAGACCTGAGATGTGTTTGCGGTGAAGACACAGTTGACGGTACTGTATGTTGCCCTGGATATAAATACGACAGTTGTGCTTACGGCGGCGTCGGAGGGTGTGTTCTAAATGCACTAGATTTAACTGCTACAGGATGTGATGGAGGTTGTAATACCGCTATTGTCCCTGACGTATGTGGAGAGTGTAATGGATCTTTAGAGGAGATACCTCAATGTGGTTGTGGGACTACCAATACTTTTATTGTAGGTACAACTACTTTTGGAGAAGTTTGCGATTGTAATGGAAACACCGTAGACCAGTGTGGAGTCTGTAACGGTGCTGGTATAGAATGTGTAGGTTGTATGGATGAGGAGGCTTATAATTTTAATCCTTTATCTCTTGTAGGTTGCGATGAATGCTGTGAATATTATGGGCTTACAAACCCAGATGATTTCCCTGTTGTTGATTTTGAAGGGTTCCCAGTGGATCCTGCTAATATGGAGGGGGTTTTGACTGCGGATAGTAACTCGACAATATCAACGTCTTTACCGTTCGTGGCGGGGCAAACTGCAACTCCTGATCTTGTATTTAATTCATTTACTCTAAATGATGGTAATGTTATTCATATACCTACAGATAATGCCATGTACACTTCTAAGTGTCAGGTAATCACTGTTGGTAACCATGAGCTACGTCTGGACAACCCTCAAGCTAATGCAGAGGTAACTCACTACTATACTACTGTAGTTAATAATATGAGTGACGGTGTGACAGGTGACGCTAATATTACTAATGAAGCTTTAGAGGATGTAGCTGTTTATAACCTTGCAGGTAAGGTTATAAACTTCTATTTTAGAATAGAGGGAGCTATAAACCCAGAATACTCTAATATTGCGGAGAGGTTTAGCCCGTATCTTAATTCTCATATATTTTCAATCGCTACGGGAGACGGCGGGAATAGTACTACGTTAGAGTCGGATTTGGTAGATGATACTCCTATAACCGCTACGCTTACAGGCCCTGTTGGTCAATCTATATCTGAGGACCACCCTAACTACCATGTGTATCAGGTCACAATGGCAATGACTGATTATTCAATCAATGAGATCGAGGCAGGGATAAACCTAGCAATACTATTCTCTAACACTACAGAGGGAACAAATAATACTGATATATATGTAGCACACACGTGCCCTACAGATGATGGGATAGACTATATAAATAGTTCTAGTGCTACTTGGGATGTTTACTTAACTGCAGAGCAGTTTGTAGGGGTAGCGGCAGGAGTTGATCTTGTTGTTGTGATAGAGGAGGCGACGCCTACTTCACCTCTGGTTACAGTAACATATAAGCTTAATGAAACTGCTTCGTGTACTGATGCATGTTTAGATGGAGGTAATGACTATGCTATAATGTGTAGTGATCCTGAGGCAGAAAATTATGTAGAAGTTTTAGGAGTATGCCAGGAGTACCAAGCGTTCTCTGGTGGACACCCATGTACCTACCCTGAAGTATTTAACTACTACTGCTCTAACCCTTTATATGTGGAGTTCGAGGAGGTAGACTCAAATATACCAGGCACCTGGGTACCTGATACATCTTTATGTATAAATCCTACAACATCTGTTGAGACTGAGGTAGAAACCATAGAGGGAACTTACCTTATAGAGATAGAGCATATCGGAGATGTACCACCTGTAGTAGAGTATGATATTTATACAAAAACAGGAAGGATATTACAAGATGAGACAGGAGACATAGAAGTTAGAAGGTCTAAAACTGGAAACGTTACAAAGACGGTGAGAACAATTAAAAGTGTAGACCCTTGCGCAGGATTTACACCTATAGCCTTTAGAACTAACGACGAATGGTTGCGAGCTAGATTTACTATTATGAAAGATAGTGTGGCTATTTGGGGCTTAGATTTTGGAGGCCTAAATCAAGAACACTCTCTAACTTATGGAGCATCTTCTACTGTAGATGGTAGTGCTATATTGAAATTAGGAGCTTCTACCGATTGTATTGCAGGATGTGGAGACACTACTGTAAGTGTTGTAGGGTGTACAAGATCTGTTCAAAAGGATGTAAAAGAGTTTACAGACTTTACGGTAGAGATAATGACAGAAATATCTCCTGCAGTAGCTTATGAAGAGACTACATTTATAATATACGATATTACTACAGGGGAAAGATTAGTGGATCTTGTAGAGGGTGTTGCCAGTGGTGAGACTGTGGTGAAGAAATTTAAACTTTCTGAAACTACTGCTTTAGCTGTAAAGGTTATATCTAAAAACATGCTTATCTACAGAATAATAGACGAGCAGGGTAATATCTTAAAGCATAAATCTATATACGATTCTTCTTACTTTGAGCCGTTCACATTCCAACTAGAGGAGTACGGATGTACAGATAAGGACTCTCCTAACTACAATGCAAATGCAGTAGTAGATGATGGAAGTTGTATAAGTAAAGGTGTGTACGCTTGTGTTAAGGAGGCTTTATTTAGTATAGACTCTCTTCAGTGTGACAGCAGCGAATCTAACAAAGCTCTTCAGGTATACGCAGTGTACCAATCTTATAAGGAGGCCTTAAAGGGCAAGAACAAAGTTAAAATAGAAATGTACGGAGATAAATTATCAGATCTTTGTAATTGTAAAACATGTTAAAATAAAATAAAATGGAGAAAGTAGCAGAATTATTAGCAAAGAGAACCAACGGTTTAATAGAAGAGCAACTAGATTTAGATTACGCTCGTAATGGGGTGACAGTTATACCTGAGGGTAAAGCTACTACTACAGCAGTAACAGGTAACTTCTATGCTGTAAAAGCTGATGGCCTTGATGATGAGGGGGTTATAATAGCGTCTATAACTGTAGACGGTGTAGTTATAGCAACCGACTTAACGTTAACCGCTGGCGATGTGTTTTACGGGAACATAACTTCTATTCTTTTAGCTGTAGGAGGTAGCGGTAATGCTATACTTTTACATAAAAAAGGACATGGACCAACTGTTGAAATAACACTTGTATAAGTTATGGGGTACGGAAATGGAACAGGCGGGGGAAAGCAATTAGGCTTGAAGCCCGCTAAAAGAATAGGAAGGTATAAGAAACAATTCAAAGTTTTTGCTGCTAACGTTCTTTCGACTAGAGGTAACTGTAAAGTTACCTGTGACTCCAGAAGGCTAAGAGCTGCAGACGGAACTATGACTTATAGGACTGGAAGTTCTTACGCATTGTTTACATCCGATGACGGTAGAACTGTCATCAAGTTTAAACTTCCGTACATGACTCGAGAGAGTGTTTCTAGGGGAGCTCATCTAATAACGTTTAGTGCGTAGTAACTAATTTTAATAAAAATTAAAATGGAGATATTCAAGAACGATAATAATTGGAACGAGAAAGCTATTGTAGGCTTTATAGCTTTTGCTATAATGTGCCTCATCATGGTAGCGGATCTGGCTACAGGATGGATGGGAGTCGAACTAGTAGTAAACGAATTTGTTTACGAAGCCTTTGTATGGGTTGTACTAGGATGCTTTGGTATATCAGGAGTTGAAAAATTCGCAAAGAAATGAAGAAGTTATTATACATACTCCTATTTGCTAGTACTGTTGCTAATGCTCAGATGGGGTTCTCTCTATTTAGGTTTGCAACGTTCTATGCGAGTTTATCTACAACGGCCCCATTCTCAGAGAACCAAGCTTTTATAGTTGATGGGATTGCAGGCTCTGGGCAGCTTGTTGAGATGACTGAAGTCAGCGCTCCTAATTATAATATAACAATAGGGCTTAGAAAGATAGCGCGTTTTGATTATCAAGTAAAACAAGGTAATTTTTACACGGGCTCAGAAGATGAGAGTAGTGACTACGCTACAATATCTAATGCACCTGGTTTAGAGTACTTGTTTAAGTACTCATCCATTCGTAATAGAGGGATGAAATTTAAACAGCAAGAATATAAGGTTAGATACATATCTGATCACCTAACATCGAAAGCTTCGTATGTGGATGACGGATTAATTAATCTTAAATATACTCTGGGCGAGGTTAGGCTACGTAAAAGTTTTGGTAATATCGACCTTACTTTAGGCGTAGCCCATCGTTCTCACCCTGTGTACGGATACTCCCCTGTTAATGAATGGTTCTCTAAGCCTGAGAATAAGCACTGGTGGCAGTTAGCTAACGAGTTCGGTTTCTACGGAGACGAGGATGAGTGTTGGACTAATGATGGTACATGTGTTGCAGTTTCAGATGTAGAATTTTATACCTACCATTTTACTGACGCGGTAGATGAATACAACAACCAACAACTTAACGCTTTAGGTCTTCAACAAGAAGTTTCTATGGTAGTGGGGGCTGATTATTATCATTATTCAGACAAGTCTTGGGTGCATGCATGGGGTTCTGTGTATCCTGCACACAAAGGTTTGAGTGAATACTCCTACTCATACCCTGGGGTAACGACGGAATGGGATATTGGTGTGGTGTTTGGTGTTAAATTTAACAAACATTTTAGTATCTTCGTAGAAGGAAGACACCTTAAGTACTGGGATATAAGATCTTATAATATGCAAACGGGAATAAATTATTTAATATTTTAATAGATGGCTAAAGAATTAAGTGAAGACAGTGCAGTACAGATAAGTGTAAAAACTTTAGGGGGTATAGCAGTCGGAATAACAGCACTAGTGGGATTGTGGTTTACACTGCAGAACGATATAGCAGAAGCTAGAGAGTTACCTTTACCTGTAGACCCTGTTATAACACGAATGGAGTTTGATATGAAGGATAAACTAATCCGCCAGACTATCATGAATACCCAGGAAGATGTTTCAGAGATGAAAGAAGACATGAAACTAATTAAACAAAAGCTTTATGAATAAGCTTCTACTCCTACTACTACTCACTACAAATATTGTAGCTCAAGAGTTTGTTACTTCTAGCTCATTTGGACCTAAAACAGCTAAAGGAATTACCGTCGTAGAATTTTGGGTCGAGTGGAATCAAGGAAATGAAGTTGAATTCCTAGGTACTCTAAAAGATTGTTCCTCGTATAGAGTATGTATTATTAAGAGTTCTGACCTCCAGAGTAAATACAAAGTAACCTCAGTTCCCACCATTATTGTCTTCGATAATGGTGTGGAGCAGAACAGATTTAACCCCAACATTATGATGGAGTTAAAAGCAACTAAAAAAGAAGTACAGTCTGTTATAGACGAAATAACATTTAACAAATTCCAATAATGAAAAAGCTATTATTCTTAGTGTTCGTGACATTGATGTCGTTAACATCTTCAGCACAACAACAACAAGTATTTGTAGAGTGTACAACAGGCGATTATCCTGATGAGATAACTTGGCAGATTCTAACCTGTAATGGTGGTATACTATTAGAGGGTGCAGCTCCTTATTTAGGTGCGGTTGTATTACCAGAGTATTACCAGATAAACATGATGGACTCTTATGGAGACGGATGGAACGGTGCATACTTGTATGTAGGTCAAACAGAGTATGATTTCTTATCTGATGTAGATTGGATCGATTCTATTGGTACTTGGCCTCAAGAATTCAAAGAGCAACTAGTAGATGTAGGATGCTTGACTATAGGAATAGAAGAGGTTGATAATACACCCTTCATCCCGACTCACTATTACGATATTTTAGGTAGAGAAGTAAAACCTGTAAGAGGTTTCTATATAGCAAGTAACGGAATATTAACTAGAAAGGTGTACATAGATGAGATTAAGCGATAATTTTGTATTGTCTGAGATTACCAGAAGCAATGCAGCTAAACGGTTGGGGATAGATAATGGCCCCAACAAAGAACACCTACGAAGTATTCAAAGGATTATTACTAACCTTGTTCAACCTATGCGAGAAGCTCTTGGCCCTATCAGGATCAGTAGTGGTTATCGTAACCCAGCCCTCAACAGGGCTATCGGTGGAAGTAGCAAAAGCCAGCATTGTAAAGGTGAAGCTTTGGACTTACAGTTTTGGAGCGACGGTAAAATATCTAATAAAGAAATCTACGACTGGGTATTAGAAAGCGGTATTGAGTTCGATCAAATGATTAATGAATTCGACTTTGCTTGGATACACATATCATTGATTAAGGAAGGTAACAGAAAGCAAGTGCTGGAAGCCTACAAGGATGAGGATAATGATACTAAATATAAATACGCAGACTTATCATGAGTAAACTACTAGACCTATTAGGAGGTGGAGTGATTAAGCAAGTAGGAGATGTACTTGATAATCTAACCACCTCTAAAGAAGAAAAGTTAGCTGCCCGTCAAAAGATCGAGGAAGTGCTAATGCAAGCTGAAGCGAATGCCCAGGAACAAGTTTCTAGGAGATGGGAGGCAGACATGAAGTCTGACAACTGGTTATCCAAGAACATAAGACCTTTGGCTCTCGCTTTTTTAACTT